GTAGTATGGATCATGCCTCCTTGTAATAAAGGCTTTTGCAAACCTGCAGTCAACGCTGCAGTGAAAAGCATCGCTGTCAGTTACGGAGATCGTATCATCTCTACTTCGTATGTTCAACCCGATAATATCCATCCATCGTGGCGTGGATATAAAGATCTCGTAAAGAAAGCTGGAATATGAATGTATTTGTATTAGATACTGATCCTGTGAAAGCAGCACAATTACAATGTGACAGGCATGTTGTAAAGATGATCGTCGAGAGTGCTCAGATGCTTTCGACGGTCCACCGTATGCTTGACGGTGTAGAGACTCGTATCCCTTCAAAGTCTGGCAAGACGATGTCGAAGGCATGGACTCTACCTGACGAACGCGAAGATACGTTCTATCGGGCTGTGCACATGCATCATCCTTGCACGATTTGGACTGCAGTCAGTAATAACAATTACAATTGGCATTGGATACACTTCGCTGCTCTCTGTGACGAGTATACGTATCGCTATGGTAAGGTTCATAGCACTGATACGTTGCTACGAGAAGCTCTCAAGCAATTGCCTCGTAACATTCCAGTCGGTTACAAGACTCAGTTCCCATTGGCTATGGCGGCTTTTCCCGAGTGTATCGACTACAACGATATCGTAGGATCTTATCGTAAGTTTTATCAGACGAAGCAAGAACGCTTTAAGATGGCATGGACTAAACGCCCGGTGCCTGAATGGTTTGCAGTCGCAGCCTAAGCAACATAAATAGAATTAACACGCCGGCCCAGTATCAATACTTGGGCCGGTTTTCTTTTGTTTTATAAATATGACAAAGGAGTTTTTATGAGTGTAGCATCAGATAAGTTTGAAAAAGATGTAGCGGCAGCTATTAACTCGGCGCCGAATACTAAAGCAGTACAAGGTCGCGATGTCAAATATGCTGATGTGCAAGTAACTCGCGGTGGGACTACTGCATGGCTCGAAGTAAAGATGTCTCACAGCGACAACCTTTCGAATCCAAGATGTTTTTACATGAACGGAATGTGGCAGACTACTTACACTACACCGGTCGCTGCAGAAACCGTAAAGATCCTAAACAAATCGGCGCAAGCTGCCAAGTTTATCAAAGACATCGCAGCATACTCTGGAATTCCACACAAATCAATTATCATTGCAACGAATAAAGGCCAGCTTAAAATGCCCGGATGTGTACCGTTGCATGTTATGAAAAGCTATTTTAGCCAATCTGGTATAAATCGCTATATTGCCAACGAGCCGAATATGAATATCGGAGAACTCGTAACGAGACACTACCTCGAAGGTAAAGCTGCACCAGCATATTACATTCAAGCGGACGATGATTTCTATATGATCGGTTCTAAAAATCCGTTCGGCCTCGATAGGAATATTCCAAAGTTGGCTGGAACTGGAGATTTTAAGGTTCGTGTCTCGACTCGATCACAGTTTTATGAGGTTCAGGCCGAAGTAAAAATTAAAGAGTTCATGCCCAAAAAATCAAAGTACACCGTCCTTGGAACTCCAGGAAAAATAAATCCTTTTTTGAAATAAAGCATGTACATTTTATCAAAACTATGGTAGAGTAAACTATGATAAAAAAACGATTCAAAGAGTTTGTTGGTTCAGGTACGCTTACGATATTCGATATTGATGAGACGCTCTTCCATACGTATGCAAAAGTTGCTGTTGTCAAAGATGGAAAGACAGTTCGTACGTTAGACAACCAAGAGTTCAACACCTATAAGCGTAAGGATGGTGAAACCTACGACTTCGGAGAGTTTGCAAATGCTGAGGTGTTTCGCAAGTCATCGAAGCCAATCACTCGAATGATTGCCAAAACGAAGGCGATCTTTGCCAACTCTCTGAAGAATCCTCACAGCCGAGTGATTATCTGCACAGCACGAGCTGACTTCGATAACAAGGATATCTTCCTTCAGACATTTCGCGATCATGGTCTACCTATCGATAATATCCACGTCGAGCGTGCTGGTAACCTGAAGATCGACTCTTCGGCAGAAGCCAAGAAGATCATCTTTCGAAAGTATATAAATACTAAGAACTACGTAAAGCTTCGCTTGTTTGATGATGCTCCTAGCAATCTTCAGGCATTTCTTTCGTTGAAGAAAGAATTTCCGAACATTACATTCGAAGCTTATTTTGTAAATCCTGATGGATCGGTAAAGACAGTAAGATGAAATCTTTTAAGAATTACATTGCTGAAGCAACAGATGATAATCGCAAGATTGTTGATAAGCTCGAGAAGACTCGTACTTCTATTCATAGTCATTGGAAGCGTGGAGGTGAATCATATCACAAACATGCTCTTGGGCTAATATACCGCTATAATGATCTAAAAAATAAGTTGCGCGACACACCAGAAGGCAATCAGCACTGGAAAGAATATTGCGCTAGGCATAAATTTGATACATCCCATGAGGGTCATGATCACTATGCATAAGAGGATTAAATGACAACATTCAAAGATTTCCTTTCAGAAGATGCTAGTGAAGAGAAGCTGAAGCACCTTGAACACGCCGAAGATCATGTGATCAACTCAGGCCATAAGGGATTTTCTCATGCCTTTCATAATCTGAAAGATGTGCATGACAAGATGATTGGTAAGAATAACCAGACAAAGATAACCATGAAGTATGATGGTTCGCCGTCTGTTGTGTTTGGTACCAATCCTGAGAATGGCAAATTCTTTGTTGCATCGAAGTCTGCTTTTAATAAGAATCCGAAGATCAACTATACGCACGAAGATATTGAGCGTAACCACGGGCACGCTCCTGGTCTTGTTCAGAAGCTAAAAGCCGCGCTCGATCATCTTCCGAAGACGACTCCAAAGAAAGGCGTCTTCCAAGGAGATATTATGCATACACCGAATGATCTACATGTGCATAAGGATAATGTTCACTTTACTCCGAATACAATCACATATTCATCTCATAAAGATTCTGAACATGGCAAGGCCGCGCTTTCATCAAAAATCGGAGTTGCTGTGCATACTAAATACAATGGCAAAACTCTTCAAGATATGAAAGCAGAGTATGCTCCGAAGCTTGATTCGTTTAAGAAGCATAAAGATGTTCATCTTATGTCAACTCACCATGAAGTGAGCAAGGCAAACTACACGCCTCAACAACAGGCAAAATTTGCTAAACACTTAACAACTGCTGCGAATATCTTTCGTAAAACAAAACCAGAATCTTATAGTGCTCTTGAAGGACACGAAATTCCGCTGAAGACTTATATCAATCACACAGTTCGTACAGGCACAAAGCCTCATGTTGATGACTTTATGCAACACTATGTCAAGAGCCACTCAAAGAAAGTCGATGCTGTTAAGACTGCAAAGGCGAAAGCCTCAAAGACTACGGCGATGGAATCTGATATTGGTCATGTTCAGCGCAATCGGCAGCACATTGACCGCGTTCTAAAAATGCATCATCACTTGCAAAAAGCAAAAGACGTTCTTGCACATGCTCTTTCTTCTCATTCTGATTTTGAACACAGCATCAACGGCAAGAAGTCAAAGCCAGAAGGTTTCGTAGTTGTAAGACATAATCGTCCTACAAAGATTGTTGATCGTTCTGAATTTTCTGCAGCTAATTTTAACAGAGACAAATCCGTATGAAATCGATTCATATCACTCAGGGAAGATTCAATCCTGTGCATGCAGGTCACGAGATGGTCGTCAAGCATGTGATGGATGCTGCCAAGAAGGAAGGTGCGGATCACAAGATCTTGACGACCGGATCTCATGATGTCAAGAAGAATCCTCTGACTCCTGAACAGAAAGTCAAGCATCTTTCTCGGGCTGTGAAAGGAGCGAAGGTCGAAGCGATGACAAAAGATCATCCTACGTTGCTTCATCAGATGTCGAAGTTGCACAAAGCTGGTTACTCTCATGTCACCATGCATGTAGGATCAGATCGTGTCAATGAGTTTCATAAGCTCCTTCACCAGTATAATGGCAAGGATATGAAACACGGTCACTACAACTTCAAAAGCATCAAGGTAAAGTCCGTAGGAGGTGAGCGCAAAGAAGGTGGAGGTGGAATTGAATCTGCTTCTGGTACTACTATGCGTAAGCATGCCGCGGCAGGTG